AGTCAAACAAGAGCTAAAACAGCTAAAAAAACTGTTTGGACTCCACCATCATCTTTAGATGCACCCCCTGCACCAGACGGGTACCATCACAGATGGATAAGAGCCGAGACTATGGGTTTTGATGATACAAAAAACATGGCCGGTAAACTGAGATCAGGATATGAATTAGTAAGAGCTGACGAATATCCAGAAACAGATTATCCAACTATTAACGATGGAAAATACAAGGGAGTGATCGGAGTTGGTGGCCTATTGCTGGCTAGGATATCGACAGAACTCGTTCAATCGCGTAAGGAATATTTTGATAACCTTACAAAACAAAAAGACGAAGCGATAGACAACGATCTTTTGAAGGAACAGCACCCAGGTATGCCGATTAATAATGATCGACAGACTCGTGTAACCTTCGGTGGTACAAAAAAGAACTAATAATTTTTTAGTAATTTTTGCCAACGAATTAAATTAATCGTTCATCTTTGATGAACAAAGGAGATAAATATGGCAAACCAAGACGCAGCCTTCGGATTAAGACCCCTAGGCAAAATTGGAGGGTCACCTGATAACAACGCAGCTACTGAATATGAAGTAGCAGCATGTGCCTCAGCTTTTGCTCAAAACGACCTTATGGTTGCTTTGGCAGCAGGAACAGTTGGAATAGGCGCAGCTACTGATAACGGAGTTCTTTTAGGCTCTTGTCAGGGTGTGTTTTTCACAGACGCTTCAACAAGTAAACCAACCTTTGCTAATCACCTAGTTGCTTCAAACGCAGCTACTGATATCAAGGCGTTTATTACTGACGATCCGCATCAAGTTTATGAAGTGCAATCGGATGCATCTGGCGCAACTCAACAATTAGACGTTTTCACAAACGCTGATGTTGCTGTTAGTGCAGGTGTAACACCGCATTTCGTTTCTAAAACTGAAATTACGGATACTCAATCAACAACTACAGCTAACTTGCGAATTATCGGAGTTTCTGATGATCCTGACAATAGCGATTTAACATCTGCTAATTGTAACTTTAAAGTGATCATCAACGAACACTTCTATATGACCGCAACTGGCGTATAATAGCAGAATAGGAGAATAAAAAATGGCTATATCAAGAGGACAACTAGTTAAAGAACTAGAGCCAGGTTTGAATGCACTATTCGGCTTGGAATACAAAAACTATGCTAACGAGCATGCTGAGATTTTTGACACTGAAAACAGTGACAGAGCTTTTGAAGAAGAAGTAATGTTATCTGGTTTCGCAAATGCACCAATCAAAGCTGAAGGAACTTCAGTTTCATTTGATAATGCACAAGAAACTTACACATCTCGTTACACACATGAAACACTTGCTTTGGCATTTGCGATCACTGAAGAAGCTATCGAAGATAATCTTTACGATAGACTTGCTTCTAGATACACAAAAGCTCTTGCAAGATCAATGGCTAACACTAAACAAGTGAAAGCTGCTAATGTGTTAAACAACGCGTTCAGTTCATCTTCTGCAGGTGGCGATGGTAAAGAGCTTTGTGCTACTGACCACCCAATTGCAGCTGGAACAGAACAGAATGAGTTATCTACTGCGGCAGACCTTAACGAAACATCATTGGAGCAAGCTTTAATAGATATTGCAGCAATGACTGATGAGAGAGGTCTTAAAATTGCAGCACAAGGAACTAAGTTAATTATTCCTTCTGCGCTTCAATTTACTGCTGAAAGACTTATGAAGTCTGCAGGTAGAACTGGAACAGCTGATAATGATATCAATGCAGTTGTGTCAAAAGGAATGATACCACAAGGTTATACTGTGAATCATTACTTAACTGATACAGATGCGTTTTTCATTAAAACAGACGTGCCTAACGGTCTAAAACACTTTGTTAGAGCACCGATGAAAACAGCTATGGAAGGTGACTTTACAACTGGTAACGTAAGATACAAAGCTAGAGAGAGATACTCATTTGGGTTCTCTGACTGGAGAGGTATTTTCGGTTCTCCAGGAGCATAATACACTCTTGACTTGTGGGGGCTTTGTCCCCCACATTACAACTAGGAATAATTAATTATATCAACTGTCCTAGCAGACAATCGTAGAAGAGATGATATAATTTAACTACGGAGAATAAAAT